CGCTTTTCTTTAATGCTGCCGCCCGTTCTTTTACAATCGCCTTTTTGCCTTTTGGCATTGTTAAGTTTACGCGATCGTAATTTGTCCGGTTGTATTGGTTCATGTATTCAATTTGATTAAACGCGGGTTTCTCCTGCTGCCCCGCTGCCGGATCTGCTGCCGCCTGCTGCCTTGCTTCAACTTTCGATAGATCTTTCATTGTTCGCCCCTTTCCTGCTGCATTTCTTCCAAATACAAGTCCATTTCTTCGGATAATTGAAGATTAAACAACATTTTCATTTCTTCGCCGACGGTTACGTTATCCCGCTTTGCAAGCCGTTTTAAGAAGTCGTATTCTTCGTCGTGTAATGTGACTTTGATATTTCTATTTCTTGCCATGTTCCCCGCCTTTCTCCGGATCTGCGGGGCGGATCGCGCCGCCCCTGCTGCCGTTATGCTTCTATTATTGCAAAGTTCTTTTTACTGACTCTTTTTCCTTTTATGATCCCTCTTTTAATTCTATCGTTTGTAAATGCAACATAGGTTCTTACGGTTGCTTCTGCTTCTTCTTTTGATCTTGCTATTGCCTTTTCGCCCGTTCTCATATCTTTTATTATAAACATATTGTCCCGCCTTTCTTTTTATGTGGGGCGGTTGCCCGCCCCTTGTGGTTTATAATGCCTTTTCGATAAACTCGACCGCCGCTTTGATTGTTTGGAATGTGTGAAACTCGCGGAAGCCTTTACCCTCTCGGATATTTACGAAGTATGCGCGGCGTGTGCCTGCGTATCTCTGTACTTTATAGCCTTTTACTTCTCTTACTGTTTCGATTGTCATATTGTCCCGCCTTTCTGTGTGTGGTTTATTTGTTCCTTGTGATATTATAATATAGCATATTGCGCAATATGTCAATAGGTTTTTATAAAATATTGCGTAATATGTGAAAATATTTTTGCAATCAAAAAGACGGCGGCTTTCGTCGTCGTCCTGCAAGTTATCGGCAAGTTAAGAAATGCTTTATTTCCGGCGTTTGCTGCGTCTGTGATACAACGTTCATTTGACAACCGAAAGTTACAGTATTACAGAAAAGCGGGCGTCCTAATTCTTCGGACTTCTTCTTGATGATCTCGCGGCATTTCTTTATAAAATAATATTGTCTTAAAGGTTCTTCCGTGGGCGGCTCTTTTGAAGTGTCGATCCCTGCGATAACCTTTTCTATATCGTCGTTAAAACTCATTGCGGTTTACTCTCTTTCTTTTTATTGTGACGCGTGATATTATATATTATTTCGCCCGTTTCGGCAATAAAAAACGAAGCGAACAAAACAACGTTAAGCCCGCCCCGTTTTATACCGTGATATATTCATTTCCTTATAGACCAAAAGAATTTTATTTTGTTTTGCTGCCGGATCTGCAAGGATCACGGCAAAAGAAACGCTTACGGTTTAGAAATAAACCGCGTCGCCCTCTTTGGCGCATACAAAGCCGCCGTCGATCTTTAACCATACGCGCCCGCCTTTACTCTCTACCGCTTCCGCCTTTACCTTGTCAAACTTATAAACGTTCTTTCCGGTTGGTTTGCCGTCTGCTTTGTCGTAGATTGCCAAAACTTCACGCGCTACATACTCAACGCCCCTTTTGAAATCGTCCGCGCCTGCTGCCGGATCTTTCTTTGCTTTGCTTTCTTTCTTTGCTTCGGGTTCTGCTGCCGCTTCGCCCTGCTGCACGTCGTCCGCTTCAACGGGTGGGTTCATAAAATCGTCGCTTGGTGCTTCGATCTTTTCTTCAACCGCTGCCGCGGGATCTGCTTTTTTCTTTGCCATTTTAAGCCCCTTTCTTTTAATAATAATATTGTGGTTTTATGTTTTGGGCGTCCGACCGACTTATAACGTGTTGTGTTGCGATCATTGACCGCAAACCGCCGCGGTCGGATCTGCCCCGTTACCCCTTGTTATGCTTTCTTTAATCTTCCCTGCTTCAAAAGATTAAGCATTGTTGTATTTTGTGCCGCCGTTCCTCTATATCCGGAAATTGCGTTTGCTGCTGCAATCTTGGATCTATGCGAATAACTTGTGTCTTTCTCTCCAACCGCTGCAAGTGCCGCAACAATGCTTACGGTTGATCCTGCGTATGTTGGATAATAAGAAGATCCGGAAACGCTGCGCGCTGCCCCTACGGTTACAATAACGGTATGTCCTTTTGTTTTTGTTACAAGCACGTCGCCCGTATAAAGGATCATTCCGGAAGAATAGGTAAGGGCGTCAAACAATCCGGTCTTTAATAACATATTCTTTTCGTTTCCGGTTGTGAAATTGCCCGCGTCAACGCCGGACGCTTCTTTTACACACTCGCGAACAAGACTTGAACAATCGCACTCGGTCGCAACCTTTGATCCCGTACCGTATTTAATAACGCCTAAACGGTTACTTTGATCGTAACCAATGTTTTTATTATTGCACGCGGTAATCATAGCCGCCGCGATCTTTAAGGCAATGTCCGAAGACTTCGCGCGTAATATGTGCCAACCCTTGCTATGCACATAAAACTTTTGCTGCGATACTTCGCCGGAATAGTCCGGAATTGATGTTTGCTTTTGATCTCCTGCTTTGCCCCCGCTTGCGCGTCCTCTTTCGTCTATTCTTGCCGATCCTACATATACCGCCATAAATTACACTTCCTTTCTTTCCTGCGTGTCTGTGTTCATTTTCTCGATCTGTTTCGCTAACTGAATAACTTTGTCATAACCTACCATTGAAGCGACCCAAACGGCGACGGTCATAATAATTAAACAAATAATATTGTTGACCGTCCACGGAATACCCATAAGCATATAAACGGCAGCCGTTCCCAACCCGCCTATAATAAGCGCGTCGGCAAGTGCAACGACGTTTGCCGAATACTCTTTCCCCGCGTTCGCGTACATTTTCTTGATTGCTTCGGTAAGCAATGTATTAACCATTGCGCCGATCGTAAGAATTGTTGCAAATAAAGTTACTGTCATGTGGTTTTCACTTCCTTTCTATTGTGTTACATGATGTTAGGATCTTCGTTTGTCGGATCTTCAAGCGTGATTGCGTCGGATCTTCCAAACTTTTGTAAATTCTCCGCTTTGGCTTTCCAATAATAAAAGCCGTGTGAAGTTGCGGAAAGACCATAAGCCGCCGGAATTAAAAATGTAAGCGGCGTTGCGTCCTTAATCACAAATACCGCGACGATTGCCGCGATCGTACAAACCCCCGTCATAACGTCCGAAATAATTAAAAGGATCTTCGACGTTTCGACTTTCTTTTTCTTTTTTGCTTTACTTCTCTTTAACATTGTTTTTCATTCCCTCTAACGCTTTTTGTGCTTCGCCTGCGTTTGCAAATGCGAATACCCCCGCAAGCAATCCGGCACACATTAACCCAAACCCCGTTAAAGTTACGATCATAATAATAATTGCCATTGCCTGCCCCCTCTTTACTTACTGTTTGTCGTCAAATAGTTTTCAAGATCTGTTTTAGCCCGTTTAAGGGCGTCTTCATCATTCCCGTTTATTGCGTGTGAAAGTAGGGCAAGCAACGCGCGTTGTGTTACGACGTTCGCTTCTTCGATCTTGTCAATGTGGCTTGCGTCGTCGCGAAATCTCTTTGTAATTCGTTCGCACTCTACGTCTATTCTCTCTTTTACCCCTTTTACGTCTTGCTCCAAAGCGTCCAACCTTTCGTCCTGCGTTTTATTGGGTTTTCTTAATGCCGTAACCGCCTTGACAATTACGGCGGTTGCTGCTGCAATCGCGGTTATTGCGCCGCAAATTGCCAAAATTGCATTTACCACGTCTTGTGGTGTAAACATAATTGGTTCGTGCATAATAAAAGTTTCCTTTCTCCTATTTGTAATTACATATTACGCAATTAAAACGGTCGTTTGTTATTATCTTTATTTCTTTTATTTCTTCTCGAAGATCCGCGCAAAATTGGAACGTGTCGGCGTGTCGCGCGTGTCCGATCCTGCTTTCGATTGATCGGTCGAATAATTCTTCGTCAACTTCTCCGGTTTCAAATGCGTGTATTAACTTTCGTAAACGGCGCGTCGCTTCTTTTCTCATGATCTTAAAGGTTGCAAAGTGTCGATAACCTACGAAGTCTATACCGTTCTTTGCTGCAAGGATCGTTGTCTTTGGGTTTAGTGATAGTTTTAACCGTTCATTGATAAACTTTTCGATCTGCTGCAATAATGCCCGCAATTCTTCCGGATCTTCGCCCAAAATAATAAAATCGTCCATGTATCGAATATAATACCGGACGTGTAAAGTATGCTTTATGTAATGATCTAATATATTCAAATAAACGTTCGCGAATAATTGCGACGTAAGGTTTCCGACCGGAATACCGACCCCGTCGGGATATATGCCGTTATGGTCGATAATATGGTCTAATATCCGTAAAACATCTTTATCTGATATATAACGCCGGATCTCTCTTTTTAATTCTTCGTGGTCTATGCTTTGGAAATAATGGTGTATATCCGCTTTGATCGCGTAGATCTTTTTACCTTGTACGACTTGCATATTATAAAGCCACGTTGAAAGCGTCGTACTTGCTTCGTGTACGCCCTTTTTCTTCCTGCAAGCGTAAGAATGAAATATAAAGCGTTTTTCAAAGATCGGTTCAATAATATTTACGATCATGTGTTGTATTACGCGATCGTAAAATGGTAACGCCATAATAAGCCGTTCTTTTGGCTCGAATACCTTAAAACAATAATACCGCCCCGCGTGATAAGTTCCGTTTTGAATATCAATAATCGCTTGTAATAAATTCAATTCGCGATCCGTTTCAAACTTTAACACTTCGGGACGGTATCGTTTACACTTTCGCGCCTTTTTATACGCTTTAACGGCGTTTTGTTCCGTACAAATCACGTCTAAAAGGTGTTTTTCTGTTTTCATGTTCTCTATTCACTTTATAAAAATTTGACCGTGTCGCGTTTCGCCCTGCGCCGTTAGCAATACGGGTTACTTCTCGATCGGTTCTCTTTAATCTTTGTCCGGTAAAGGAACGGGAAGCGTTAAACGCTCTTTACAACCGTCTGACTCAATGTAAACGACTTTACATTAAAAGCCCTTGCGACGTTTCCGGAGAAGCCGCCGTCTAAAATTCACAAGTCACAAACGCACCAAACGCCAATGTTCGTGTTGACGTTCCACGGGTAATTGTTGCAATTCACGGCACGGTCGCCGTCGTGGACGCCGTTGTTCCAATTCCCGCCGCAAATGAAAGCGTGAAGCGCGCGGAAATGCAACCCCCAACGATACGGTAATAACAGTTGCCCCAAAATAAACGGGGCGGGTTATTTGCCCGCCGCCGTCTTTCTCTCTTTTGCTTCTGCGATAAGTCCGCCGATTAACGCCCCGATTATAGCGGTTTGGGACGCACAATAAAATAAAACGTCGTCGTTTATCGCCGAATATTTAAGATCATACGCAAGTCGCAATTTACGCATTAACCGCCGCTTTTGCCGATCTGCTGCGTACAAGTGCGAAATAACTTTCGTGATTTCGTATTGTTCGATTTCGTCCATAATAACGTCGATCGCTTCGCGGATCTCTTTTTGTAACGTAAACTTTTCGTAATGCGGTAACTTCTTCATTTTTTCGTGAAGATATACGCTAAAATCATACGCCGCTTGATGTGCTTTTGTATGAACGTAATCGGCTTTTGTATCAATCACGACTTGCGGCACATTGTATTTTGCTTCGTACTCTTTCGCATTTTGCATTACGCCGCCTTGCCTTTCCTTGATCTTTTAGTTATAGGCGGTCGGCTTTCGCCGCCGCCTTTCTGCTTACTGTGAGTCACAAACGCACCAAACGCCAAAGTTCGTGTTGACGTACCACGGGTAATTGTGGCAATGCACGGCACGGTCGCCGCCGTGGACGCCGTAGTTCCAACCCCCGCCGCAAAGGAAAGCGTGAAGCGCGGTACTTGACGGAATATAAGCGTCGCCGTGTCCGCTTCCTAATACGTCCTGCCATGCCCACGAAGACGCGGTCGGATCAAGACAAAATTCGTCAACCCATTTCCAAACGTTGCCGACAAGGTCGCGAACGTTGACCGCTGAAACGGCGTAAGTTACGTTACCGCAAGTTGTACGACCCGTATTTCCGGTTGCGCTCCATGCGTAAGTATTGTTGCCGTCCTGCCCCTCGGGACTTCCGAACGCTGCTTGACAAAATTCGGCGTAAGACGGTAAACGTTTCCCAACGCGGCGGGCTTTCTCGTTTGCAATGTACCAATTAAGCCCCTCTGTTCCGGTAATAGGGTTTATTCCGTAAGCGGAAGCCAAACCGTCGTTGCTATCGTCTGACGATAAGTAAATATCGCCCCAAAGACCGTTACCAATATAAACCATACCCGCCGGATCACACTTTGGACGGAATAAAAGCGTCCATACGGAATTAGGAACAATACCGTTATAAACGTTACTTTCCCAACCGCTGCCGGACTCTGTACCGCCGGAATTAACCGGAATGCCCGCGTCGCTAACCTTTCTTACGACGCCGTAATGGAAACCACCAATACGACGGGAATTTGAAGCGGTATAGCCGGACGGATAAGTCGAAGAAGCCGAAATCTTAAAGATCTCGTTTGTATCGACGGTTTCGTCCCCGCTTGTTGGATCGCAAATAAACACGTTGTAATCTGTACCAACGGTAAATGCTTCGCCACTATCAAGATCGGCGGCGGTAAGTGTTGTTTCTGTGGTCTTAAAGATTGAAGACCCAACGGCGACAAGTACGTCGCCCATAACGACTAATTCGTCCGGTGCGTCTTCGCCCGAAGCATAGATAAACGCTTTGTCGCCTGCTACAATGTCGCCCATTGTGGCAAGTTTAGCGGTTGTGATCTTTGCTTTGGTGTTCTGCATAGACTCATCATAAAGAAAAAACTTTGCCATTGTCTTTTAACTCCTTTCTTAACCCTCAAACTCTGCTAAAATCTCGTCTAACTCGTCTTCGGTTACGTTGTATCTATCGTAAACGGACGGTATTCTAACAAGACCAAAGATTGTTGCACTTCCGGAAACGGCGCGGGAAACGTCGATCGCGGTTGAAACAAAACTTGTTTTGCCCTCTGCGTCCGGTTCTCCCTCAATGTGGGTTAAAGACTCGATTGTAACCATAAGTTCGCCAACCTTTGCGGTTTTATCGACTTCCGCTTCACAAAGATAATTCGTTGTGATCGTCTTTCGGTCTTCCGAAATGTCCGAAATTACCGCGTTTATGTAGTTCTGATTTTTGATTTTGTGAATTGCCTTTACAAGATCCGACGCTTTAAGTTCTCCCGCGCGTACCATATCAAGACAATTATAAATATCTGCCCTTGTTTTAAGGTTCTTTGGAAATCTGCGCATGGTATTTTACCCCTTTCTTTTAATTTAATTTGCGCTTGAAACAAACGCGCCCACATATCCGCCGACGTAAGCATAGCCCGCGTCATTGTAGATATTAAAGTCGATTGTTTCGGTTGTCTTTGTGTAATCAAGATCGAATGTATGCGGAATGATCGTATAATCGTCGTCCGCTGCTGCAACTGTATAACTTCCGTGTTCTGTGAGTTTCAACGGATTGTTAGCGTCAAACGTATAATTTGTAACCGTTCCGGTGTCGGTATTGGTTACGACGATCACAAAGTCGGTAAGTGTTTCGCTTGTACCGTTTGTAAACTTTAACTTTGTCGCCAAATTGTCCGCCATAACTCCGGTTGTGTTCACAATGTCGTCGATCTGATTTTGTAAGTTTGCCGCGGTTGCTTCTCCGATAAGATCGCGCATTTCTTCATACAAAGCGTTGAAGCGTGTTTCCTGCGTTGTCTTGTAACTCTGAAAGTCCGCAAGCATATTTTGATACGCCGAATTTCCTTGATCTTCTAAATTCTGAATAACCGCAAGATATGTTGCGTACTGTGAAGTAATCAAGGCTTGGTAACGGGCAAAGTAGGCGTTAAACTGTGCCGTAATCTGCGAAAAATCAATCTCCGTTACCGTTGCAACGACCCAACCGCACACGTCACTATTCGCGCGGGTGTCTGTTATATTATCCTGCGTAATTGCGATTGTTCCGGCAGCAATATAAATTTCTGCTAACTTCAAATCGTAATACGCGCCGGATCTAACAAGCGCGGGTGCAACGGGATTTTCTGCGTAACCGCCTTTAACAATTTCGATTGTTATATCTCGGTTTGTGTCGTCCCTGCGTAATACTACGTTGTCGATACGGTTTAATGTACCGCTTGCCGTTTCAAGGTCGAAAGTCTGCGCGTTTCGGAAGTTCTTAACTTTACCGCCGATATTGCAATAACCCGACGCAACCGTGATTGTCATGTCGTCGTTTGCGGTTACTTGCATTTGACCGTTAAAAACTCCGGTTACAAAGAAAGGTTTTAACCAATCTGTCATGTCGTCGGCGTCGTAAACTCTGTCGCCCTCTACGGAATTATAAAACATTGCGTATTCACTCATGGTATTAGTCCCCCCAATCTATCGTTTCGGGAAGTGGATCGCCCAAAGTTGGTACTACATACCCCCCGCCGTATTCGTAAACTTCTTGAATTTCAGTAATACGCTTATTCATATAAAGCCCCCACGATCTCTTTTTAACGGTTACAATGTCGCCCAAATCGTAGTCGCTTTTATATTTGAAGTTGATTTCCGGCGCGGTTTCACACTCTAAACTTTCCGCTTCTATTGCTTCTTGTAATGCTTCATAGCCGCGTTGTCGTAATACTTCTTGATATTGCGCCGTTGTTAGCCCGTCCGCGGAAAGGTCGCGGGCGTCAACAAACACTTGTCGAAGATTTAACCCGCTGCCGCTGCCGACCGTAACGATCACGCGGTCGTCGCCGTCGCCCTGCCCGCCTACTATTGCGTAAGTCTTCAAGGCTTGGTTATTGTATTTATAAATCGCATTTGTCAAATTGTTATAGTCTTCGGAGAAGATCACGCGGTTATTTGCGCTTTGTGCGAAACTGTGATCCGTTCCTTTCATGGTGTCAAATACGATTTTGTGGGCGTCAAAGTCCGGCGTGAAACGATAGCCGATAAGCCCATATTTTGCGATCTTTGTTAAAACGATCTGCAAGTTTCTATACGTCGCTTGAAATGATACGCGATCGTCGAAGCCGTGAAGTTCTCCCAACTCTACAAGCGGGATCGTTTCAACTCCGCTTAATAATTCACGCATAACAACTTCGATTTTGGCGTTGTTATAATTTACCGTTCCGGTAATGATCCGGCGGTCAAGATAGGAAGAAAGAAAGCGTCCTTTTACGGTTATTTCGTTTTTAATGTCGCTTTCTTCTTTCTCTATGTCTTCAATAACGCCCGCTTCCTTTGCGCCTTTAATACTAACAATATTTCCGGCGACGAATAAAGAAAGGTTCTTTTGTGTTATTGGTGCGTGGATCTCAAAGTTTCCGGCTTCAAAGAATTTACGCGTCCATATTAACGACGTTTGGTTTTCGATCTGCCCGATACGGTATAGATCCGAATTGTAAACGCGTATTTCCATATCATACCCCCAAATAACGGAAGCGATACGTTATTGTTACGTTCATATAGTCGCGCCCTGCTGCCGCTGCGTAAGTAAACGTATTCTTGCCGTGTACTAACTGTATAAACTCCGATCCCTCGTCTAAATACTCGTTGATCTCGGTTGTCGTTTCGCCTTGTATTAAGTAAACGGCTTTTTCGTTCGTTCCGGTTGTTATTTTGATTTTGTCGCCGCGGGCGATCGAAAGCGGGTTGTTTTCCGTTCCGACTTTGATGTAAATATCTTGTTCGGTGTGATAAATTGCGGGGTTTGTTACCGCCCCCATTGCTTCGATCAATATTTCAATACCGATATTGTCCGCCGCGCTATCGTTTTCGATCTCTTTAATGATCTCTGCGACTCTTTCGCCGAACGGTTCTTTTTCTGCCGTGAAGTTGTGCGGAAACTCGAAACGTGCTTCCCAACCCGCCATTGTTACAACGGTGTCTTCTTCGTCCTTGAAGAACGGATCGGGACAAATAAGCGATATAACCGCGTTACGGACAACGCCTTTTTCGTCAACCTCGATCGACTCCACATGATAGTCAATTATTCTTTTTTCGTCTTCTTCTTCGTAAGTAAGTCGCCCGTTTGTCTTTGGCTTGAAACATTTATAAAGCAAATTACGATAATAAACGTGTTTCTTTGATATGTGGGCGGTTATTACTATGTTTCTTTGCTGCGTTACGCTTCCTTGATAAGTTGATCCGTCAACGGTCGTATTCTCCGAAGTCGTAACCTTGTTTGTAACGCTCATGACGCCGTCGATACTTTCAAGAAAAAACGCGCTTGTGTCGTCATAATCGAAAGAAACTTCGACGTTATCTTCGTTTATACAAGTGATCTTTCTATCTGCGCTCATGTTTTACCCCTTTTGTAATGCTAAAACCATATTACGGGTTTGATTTCTTGTTTGTCTTCCTACTTCATAAGGCGATAAGGCTTTCGGACTCTGAATATAATTGTTTTGTATAAAATCGCCCTTTCTGCCTGCTGCCCCTGCCTGCGCTAACGTGTCGGATCTGTTTTTGTCCGAAAGTGGTGTTACGATTGCGCGACCATTTCCAACCGTCAATAACTCCGCTCCGGCTTCTCCGACGATTGCTTGACCCTTTGAAAGCACGCCGCCTTTTGCAAGTCTTGGAAGTGATACGCGGGACAATCCGCCAATAGAAACCCCCGGAATTTCATTTATTACGCCGATAACTCCGTTTATCGTGTCAACAAAACCGTTTACGATATTTTCAATCGTTCCGAATACTGAATTACAAGCGGACTTAAACGCGCCCATAACTCCGTCGGCGACTTTCTGCCCTGCGTCCTTAAAGATCCCCGTTATCTTATTCCAAAGATCTGTAAAGAATTGCGGTATTGAATTAAACGCGTTCTTGACCGCCTGCGCCGCTGCGTTGAATTTCTCCGAAAAGAAACTTGAAACCGTCGAAAATACGTTTTTAATATCCGTCCAACGCGCGCTAAACCATTGTCCGATTGAAGCAAACGCGTTTTTAACGTTCGTATAGGCATTTGTAAACATTGTTCCAAACCATGTTGCAACCGTTGATAAAGCGTTCTTTATATCTTGCCAACGTGCCGCAAACCATTGTCCGATCGCTGCGAATACGTTTTTAACGTTCGTATAGGCATTTGTAAACATAGTAAGAAACCATGTTGCAACCGTTGATAAAGCGTTCTTAATATCCGTCCAACGCGCGCTAAACCATTGTCCGATATTCTTAAAGGCGTTTACGATATTGTTATAGGCGTTTGTAAACATTGTTCCAAACCACGTTGCAACCGTTGAAAAGATCGACTTAACCGTCGTCCATACTCCGGAAAAGAACGTTGATAGGAACGCCGCCCACGCATTAAGAATATTTGTAATAAAATTAACTACGTTTTGCCATGCTGCGGAAAGATAAGTAAAGAAACCGTCGAAATCTCCGTGAAGCAATGCGACAAGTGCGTTTATGATGTTTGTTACAAACTGTACGACGTTCGTTACCGCTGCAATAATACTTGGAACGGCTGCCATAATACCCGAAACAAGACGGGTAATATAATTGATCCATAATTCAAAGATCGGTTGTAATGCCTGCATAAGACTATCAAACGCGGTTTTAAGGTTTTCAAGCAACGGTTTAATTGCTGCAACCATATTTTGAAACGCGGTTTTGATCTTGTCCCATGCTGCGTTTACTTTATCCCTAAATTGATCGTTTGTTTTATAGAAATATACAAACGCTGCAACCAACGCCGCGATTGCTGCAATAACTATTCCGACCGGAGAAGTTAAAGCCGCGATCACGCCTTGAAGTCCCCCGACTTTTGTTATCAAACCGCCGATTTTTGTTACCAAACCCCCGACGCCCGTTGTTAGTTTCCCAAATATCGTTAGCGCGGGCGCAAGTGCCGCAACAAGTAAAAGGATCTTCGCAATAATTTGTTTTGTTCCGCCGTCTAAATTCTTAAACCACGTTGTAAACTCTTTTACCTTTGCCACAACCGCCGCAATAACGGGTTGAAGCGACGCCAAAAGTTCGCCCGCAAGTTCCGATCCGGCAAGTTTCAAATTATTAAGTGCGACTTTTGCTTCGTCCCACGGATCAAGCGTTGCGTTAAATGTATCTTCAACGGTTGTTCCGTAATCTCCTAACGACGCCGTTAAATCGTCAAGACTAAAACGCCCCTCGCGTATAGCCTGCGTCATTTCTGCCGCGCCTTTTTTGCCGAATAACTCGGTCGCGATCTGTAACGCTTCCGTTTCGCTTCCGGCGTTCTTGATCTTCTCTACTGTTTCGCCTAACGCTTCGTCAAGTGTTTTTCCCTCTGCGGTTGCGTTCTGCTGCGCTTTCTTTAAGCCTGCAAGGGCGGTTGTACTGTCAACGCCGCTTGACTCAAATTGTGCAAGTAGGTTTACGGACTCGGTAAGCCCTAACCCCATTTCCTTTAATGTTGCGCCGTTCGTCTTTAAGGAATTTTGCAACGTGTCCATTGAAATTCCCGTGTCTTGTCCGGCTTTTGTCATAAGCCCTAATACGTTCTTTGTTTCTTTACTATCGACGCCGAATTTTGTCATAATACTGTCTACGTCGTCGATTGCCGTATTAAGATCCGTTCCGTTGATCTGTGCGAATTTTACAAAGTCTTTTGATAACTCCGTAAGTTCGTCGCCCGTTGCTCCAAAGCGGGTATTAACTTCGCCTACCGCCGTTCCTGCGTCTGCTGCCGTTGTCGGTAAGTCTGTAAATACATTGTCCACGCTATCTTTTAAGCCGTCCAATGCTTCGCCCGTTGCTCCGGTCTTTGTTATTACTGTGTCGTAACCCTCGTCAAGATCCATTGCGGACTTGATCGCCGCCGCGCCGATTGCTGCCGCTGCTGCCGATACGGGCGCAAGTGCTTTTCCTGCGGCTTCCATTTTGCCGCCTGCTGCCTGCATTTTGTTGCCGACGGTTTCAAACTTTGATCCTAACGTTTCGGCGTCTTTTGAAGTGTTTTCTAACTGACTTTCAAGACGCTTTAAGTCTGTTTCGGTGTTGATGATCTCGGTTTCTAATGCGCGGTATTTTTCTTCGCCCATTTCTCCGCGTTCAAACGCTTGTCGTGCTTGTTCCTGCGCGGTTTTAAGGGTGTCTAACTTCTGCTTCGTGTTGTCAACGGCGGTTTTTAATAATTCCTGCTTCTTTGCTGCAAGTTCAACGTTTTTCGGGTCAAGTTTAAGGGCATTATTTACCGCCTTTAATTCGTTCTGTAACGATTTCGCGGTTGAATTAACCCCCTTTAACGCTTGATCTAACTTTTGTGTAGATCCCCCGATTTCGATTGTAATACCTTTAATATTATTCGCCATGCTTTGCACCCTTTCCGAATTGATCCCGAAGTTTCGATCTTTCCGGTTTTGTCTGTGTCATTCTCCAACAATTTTGTAAATACTCGCGCCCGTCTTCGGTTTGGTTTAAGTTGTAGATATAGGCTTCACGCACATAAAACAAATATTCGTCGAAGTCCATATTATCTATTTCCCTAATATTCAAACCCGTGTAAGCGATCACTAAATGTTCGCTTTCTGTTTCCGGTTTGTAATAGTATTTTTGTTTTTTGCCCCCTGCGTAGTAGGGCAATTTTAGTTTGGGTCTTCTGCAACTCCACCAACAAACGCGTAAAATGTCTTTATAAACTCGGTCATTTCTTCTATGTCGTAGTTATCCACCATATAAGCGACCGTAACTTCTTCGTTGTTAAGGTTGTGTGATAGTGTTTCGGCACAAAGCGCGCCGAAAGTGTCCATCATGTCGTCGATCTCGACTTCGTCTTCTTTCATGTTCTGTAACGCCTGCAACTTCTCAAAAGTTTTCTTTGTAGGCATTTTTACTTGTAACTTTCTTTCGTCCTTTAACGTTACGTTAAAAAAGGATCTTTTAATTTTATTGAAATCAAATGAAATATTAGCCATGATATTATTTTCCTTTCGTATTTCTGTTATAAGAAATTAACGGCGGGCGGGTTGTGTGTTTGCCCCGCTCCGCCGCTACTGTTTATTGTGGTTTACGGGTATCGGTTTTCATTAAGCCGTTGCAACGGCGGTAATACTAACGTCGCCGCTTACGTTCTCAACTGTTACTTTGCCCTCTGTGCTATCCCATGCGTTCGCCACAACTTCGCCGCCCATAAGTACGGTAACGGTGCTAATTGTGTAACCGGAAGCCGCGGTAAGACTAATTGAAAGATCCTCGCCCGCTTCTACTTCTTCGCTTGAATAGTCGCTTGTAACGTGTGAAAGGTTTTGTGTTACGCTATAAGTTGTAACCGCTCCGACCACTTCTTCGACGTAGTCAATAAGTGTTCCCTCTCCGTCCATAGGCAGCGCGTGAAACTCTGCGTCAACGACGGTTGCTTCGTCTTTCTTGAATGAAAGTGTAAATCCTGCTTGGTTCTGTCCGACGATCATTAAGTAAATGTCGCCGTCTACTGTGTCTATATGGTGGAAGCAAATAACATACTTTGCGCCCCTCTGATTTCCTGCGCCGCCGACTTTTACTTCTCTGTAAGTCTTTCCGTCGATCGCGTTTACTCTCTCTGTAACGCGCGCGGTATCGCAAAGTTTATCAAGGGTGTTTCCGGTAAATGTCATTATTCCGGCTTTAAGTGTTGCTTCTTCCTCTGTCATAACTGACTTTGCAACTTTACCCATATCGTCTTTTGCTTCGTAAAACTCCGGCGAATACTCTAACTCTGCGCCGCCGGAAATGTACGCGTACTTGTTATCGTCGGTACAAAAATCTTCGGGGTTTGGTACTGTCTGCCCTCTTGTGTAAGTGCCGACGTGCAAATAGCCCGATCCTAAAATAATTCTTTCTGCTGCACTCATGCTTTTTATGCTCCTTTCATATCTTTTCAACTAACGTAAATTCATACGCCGTTTGTGTCATGTTTTCGTCGCGAATAAATGATTGCGTCTTAACGAAATCTACGTCCGGAAAGACGGCGGCTTCAAACGCTGCGATTGCTGCGCGATCTGCTGCGCTTGGTTTTCGATCTGTGTAAAACTCGAAAGATCCGTCCGTTGTCTTGATCCTTACGCGTTGATCCGTTCCCGTGTATCTCTCTACCCTCATATAACAAATAAACGGTAAAGTCGGGGCGGGGTTCTGCTTCGTGATCGTAAATTCGTTTTCGGCGATTGGATAGCCCAACGCCGACGCCCTCGCGACAATTTCGTCGAATGTTGGCATTGTATAGACCCCCTTTTAACCGCCTGCATTTCTTACAACCTCGGCGACCGCTTTTTCTGCTGCCGCGTCGATCTTCTCGATCGTAGGTTTCCAATGTTCAAACGTTCTTGTCCGGTTTCCTTTGCGGGTTAAGTGTCCGTATTCCAACAAATGCGTTATTTGATAATGCTTTTTGTTGTGGATCGTGTACGACTCGCCGCCCGTTACGGATTGCGCGCCTTTTCTCTGCGTTACCGCAAAGCCTTTTGAATAACGACCCGTCCGGTCATGGTACGGCTTGTTTCTCTGTAACTCTGCGACGCCTTGATCTGCAAGACTTTTATAAACCTTGTTCAAACCCTCGGTTATATCCTGCGAATATTCCGAAAGTTGCTTTTGCAATTCGTCCGTTAGTTGGTCGTAACCGATATTAACTACCATTGCCCGCCCTTTCTGCCGTGTATAACTCCATTTTGTCGTCGCGTCTTGCTCCGTAAGTTCGGTAAATAGAAAGTCGCTTGCCGTCGTACTCGATTTCGTCTTGTCCGTCATATTCTGCCGCCCAAACCGTAAATTTGTATTCGGCTTTCATTCCCATTTGTCCCGCTGCGTTAAATTCGTCACGTCCTACGGGGTCAACTTCTGCAAATACGGTTGTTTCGACGTCGTCGTCTGCGCTTGCTCCAACGCTGACTAAAATAATTTCCGCTTCCATAGTTGCCCGCCTTTCTTACTCCCCGTCGTTCGCGTTGCTCTCCGGCATTTCTGCGAAGTATTGCGACGATCCTTTGATCTTTGTTAAGACCATGTTGTAAATGCCGATTAACGTTTCGTAATCGTCCGAAATACTATAATTTGCTTTAACGTAAGATAATACGGCTTCGATTAAAAGCGGGTCTTCGGGCGCGGTAAGCCACGACGGATCGACGCCGATACGTTTAAGATCCGCGATTGCGGTATCAACAAGACGTTGAACGTCATTGTCTAAACCGTCGGTTGCGGTCTTCCTTACTCTTAACTTTGCCGCGCTCAAAAGTTCCGCTACTGTCATAAAATCGTTACCCCTTTACCTTAAAATTAGCCCTGCGCTGCTCTCTTAACACGGATAAAGCCGTTGTAAGCGCAAACCGCACCACCAACAAAGATTGATCCTCTGTATGCGATCTGTCCGGTTGAAAACTTGAAGTCTTCGGACTTTCTCGCGTCAATGTCGGAGAAGATAGCCAACTCGAAATTATCAAGTGCGCCGTATGCCATGCAATAAGGTGTTGCGGCGGTCTTTGTTGCTGAAACCGCGTCACACGCGCTATTGATGATATAAGGCACGCCGTCGATTGTTCCGGTGTTTCCGTGGTTTACGATTGTGTAAACCTTTCTTCCGTCGCTATCACGAAGCATTGCAAACGCCTTTAAGTCTGCCTTATTAAGAATAAGTGTTGCGATTGCTTCCACGTCTTCGTCGCCGCCGTAAGAATAAATGATCTCGTCAAGTGTAGTATTTGTGATTGCACTCATTGTAAGATCGGTATTTCTGTCGATAACGTCGTCGCTTGAAGAAGCGGGATTGTAGAAAATACCCTTGATTGTGGAAGTGCTGCCGTCGCCGTTCATGATCTGACGTGTAATAATTCTACGAAGTGAACGTGTAACGCTGCCCTCGATAACGCCGTCATAATCTGCGTTTGGAAGTTTAACCATTTCTTCGGGTTCTTCTGTGTAAGCCGTGATCTTCTGCTTTGTGATTGCCACATAGCCGAATACGGGTTCGTTTGCGCTATATGCTGCGCCCTCTGCGGTAACTCCGCCGCCCGTTCCGTAAGACTTTACGAAGCCGCGGTTATAAGTTTCGCCACCCTGCAACGGAATAGCCTTAACGCGATCAATAAGACTTGATACGTCGTTGAAAGTTTCTTTAACGTCGCCTGCGGTATGAACAACGGGTGCGGTTGTTGCAACGGAAAGGCTATTTTTAACCTTGCGGGAAATAGTCTTTGCGCTATACTTAACGCCCTTTCCTGCCTTTGCTGCTGCGCCCCTTGCTTCAAACGCTTTGATCTTGCCGTTTACTTCTCCGGTTTCGCCCTGCACGCCGTCTTCCTTAACGTCGTTTTCTTCGGGTTCTGCTACTCCTGCCATTGCCTGCAATCTCTCGCGCGCCTTTGCGTCTGCGATAATTGCTTTTGCGTCCTCAACCTCTGCTACGATTGCGTTAAGGTCTTCGCCCTCTGCGCTCTTGGACTTCTCAACAAGTGCCGCAATGTGCTTTTCAAGGTCTTTAACGCTCATTTTGATAAGATCTTCATGTTTCATGTTGGTTTTACCCCTTTCTTTTTACTGTGTGATAATTTCCAAATAGTTACGCATTATTGCGTTGCGGGCTTTGATTGTTTCCGCTTCGCGTTTTGCTTTTGCTTCGTCTTCTTTCTGCTTTGCTGCTTCCGGTTGACTCTGCTTTGATGATAAAAGCCCTTTCGGGATCTTTTCGCGGTTGGCGCGATCCATATAATCGCCCACGGCGGCGGCATATTCTACGGCGTCGGTAACGTCGATATTAAAATACTTTGCCGCTTCTTCTCCGGATAACCACGTTTCCGCGTCCATTAACGCCGCGATTTCTTCCGTTGTCACGCCCTCTTTTAAGTGCTTGCCGTAGATCGCAAGCATACCGACCGCGATTTCGTCCAAATCGTCCGCCATTTTACGAAGTTCTGCGGCGTTTCCCTCGCCACAAGTCCACGGGTTGTGGATCATTAAAAAGGCGTTCGACGGAATTTTAGGCGGTTCGCTTCCTGCAAACGCTATTACCGACGCGATAGACCCCGCCAAACCGTCAACGTAAATTTGGACTTTGTTTTTCGCTGCGTGTCTTTGGATCATGTTGTATATTGCTATTCCTGCAAATACTGATCCGCCGCCCGAATTTATGTAAATATTAAGATCCTTTCCCGCCTGCGCGTTCAAGAAATCTTTTACCGCGTTCGGGTATTGGTCTTCGTCTTGCCATGCTCCCCACCAATCCGAAACAATATCGCCGTAAAAGTAAAGATCGGCTTTTTGCTCGGTTTCGTTTTTGACTTCAAAGCAATTAAAAATCTTTGGCACGTTTTACACCCCCTTTCTTTCGCTTTTTTGCGTCGGAATATATAACGCGATTGCTTGCAATTTGTTGTGTGCGCCTGCTGCCGCGTCCGGATCTGCTGCCGGATCTGCTGCGGGATCTGCCCCGCTGCCGCCTGCGCTTTCCTCGCCGATCTGATAAATACTTTGATCGTCCGCTTTAACATAGTTCAAAGAAACCATGCGAACGTCGCCGTCTTCGATCGGTTCGTAATACATTAACTCGCGGTATTCGTTTATTGTGATAACGCCGCGATCGAAAAGTTGCGATCCTACGTTTACGCGCGTCTGCAATGTTGCATACTGTAAGCGGTTCGCGGAAAAAATGATCTTGTTACCGAAACCGCGTTCGCGTTCTGAAAGCAACTTGAACGTAAATTCAAGCGAAAGTTGTAACGCGATCGGTTCGATCACGCTTTCATAAAATGCGTTCCACTCCGCTTCGTTGTAAGTCGAATTAAGGATCTTTTCGTTTACGTTGTAGTAACGATATATGTTTTCACGAAGAAAAACCGATTGTGTAACCGGAATTTGGTTTGTTCTCTGTGAGATTTCGTGAAACTCCATTGAATTGTCAAGTCCTGCAATGCCGCCGTCGTTTGACGCGCTCATATACGCTTCTTGAAATTCTTGTACTTTTTGTTTTAATTCGTCTTCGTCTGCGAAGTTGTTATATTTCAAATAACCTTTAAGGTTTGCCGAATTATTAACGGCGTTCCTTAACGACTCGCCCGTCGTGTCTAACAATTCAAGGGTTGTTTTTAACTGACTTTCCGGCGAAGTTCCTATAAATCGCTTTTTGTTGTATCGTGCTTTCAAGTGAATAACGGATTGATAAGGCAATGTGTATTCTTTGCCGTCGTACTCCCAAATAAAGCGAATAAAGATTGTTCCGGTTTCTTCGTCTTCCCAAATTCTGAAAGAATTAACCGTTACGGGAACAATGCTTTGTACCCTTGTGAAGTCCGGCGTATAAAAGATAACCGCAAAAGCGTTTGACTTATACACAAGATCACTTGCCATTTTGTAAAGCCCGTCAAACGGTGTAATTTCTGCCGCCCAACGAAGCGAAAGTAATTTTGCTAAATAGTCGTCTTTTACGGTAAGCCCTTTTGCGTCCCTGCGGATCACTTGCGGGGTCAATTTTCCTAAATTCTGCCCGATCGCGTGGGCGATAGATCCCACAACGTCGGAAGTGTAAAGGTCGCTTGATCCTTGATACTCTCCACGAAAAGCGAATATAGGCGCGTACTTATAACGTCTTAAATTCAAAAGATCTCGAATTAAACCCAAATTGTCGCGCCCCCTTTCTTTACATTCTAACCACATATTACACAACAAAAACGCCCGTTTGTTATTATCTTTCACGGGCGTTTTATCCTGCTGCAATCCGCGCGGTTACGCGGTTTTGCGCTCATTTTTAAGTTGTCGTCCTATTTCTTCGTGATACTTCATTTTGACCGCCAAAGCGTCGAACACGGCGACCGCTCCGTCGATATGTGCGCGCTTTTCGATCTTAACGGGTTTCATGCGGCTATCGTTTATATTTATATCAACCGCAACGTTTAGGAAATGCGATTGCAACAAAGCGTTGTCGCCTATGTCGTAATTTCCGTCTTTCAAATCTCCCTCGAACGCGTGCAAGATCGGCGTTAAGTTCGTGCCTTGATATACGTCGTCCATGTGGAAGCCGCTTTCCGCCATTTCCTGCACAAGATATTGTGCCGAATATCTATCGTACCCAACTTTTAACGGGCGGATCTTGTAGATTTTGACAAGATCGAAAAACCATTTATAAACGTCGTGGTAATCGACGGCGTTTTCTCCGGAGATCTGCAAGAAGCCTTGTTCTTGAAAGATATTGTACGGCGTGTTTTCTTCGTTTATTGCGATCTTGTACCGCTCCGCGGGCATAAAGAATTTTGCTAATATATAATTCTTTCCGTCGCGTTCGATCACGACGCAAGCCGCCGTAAGGTCGGTTGTTCTTGAAAGGTCGATCCCGCCAACGCAAAAGCAACCGCGGAAATCTTCAAGCGATAATCGTTTCGGTATTCCGTCCGCGTCCTTGCCGACCGCCTTTTCGACGTCTGCATATTCAAGCCACGCAACCGACGAATTTTGTTTGATGTTGCAATACTTTGTTAAAAACTCCGCTTTTTTCGATAACGACGCTTTCGCAATCGCTATTTGTTCTTCGTAAAACTCCCATGAAACGGAAACGTCCAAATTCGGGTTTGACTTTTCCAATTCGTCGCGCGTAAACCATAATTCCGGATCGTCGATAATATAAAGCAACGGTAACAAACGTTTTTCGTCGGATCTGCCTTTCAAAAACGCGGTTGATCTTCTCATAAGTTCGTCGAAAATACCGTCGTTGATGTAACCCGCCGTTGATGTGGATAAAATAAGCGGTTGACGCCTTGCACCTAACGCCGACGTCATAACTTCGTATTGCTTTAAGCCTTGATCGCCCGCCCATGCTTCCATTTCGTCGTTTAAGACAAAGTGCGGGTTGAAACCGTCGGACTTCTTGGAATTAAACGCGATCTTTTTAACTGACGTGTTAAATTCTTTGATGTAAATATCCGCGCGGCGTTTTTTGGTAATGTCGGACAATTCCTTTTCCGCCTGCGTAATCTGATAAAAGGCGTCGTAACATAATTCGGCTTGGTCTAATTTTGGCGCAAGACAATAAAGTTTCGCGCCGTACTCGCCGTCGATATATGCCATATACGCCATGATCGCGGCAGCAAAAAGCGTTTTACCGTTCTTACGGGCGACAAGCAAAAAGACCTCGCGAAACTGTCGGTAATGTGTCGCGGGGTCTAATATTCCAAACATTGCGGCGGTTGCTGCCTTTTGCCATAGTTCAAGTTTAAGAAGATCGCTTCGCCCCTCTGAATGGTGGCAAAAATTCTCTATAAACTTGATCGCCTTGTTTGCTTTCTTTTCGTCGTATTCGTAAACGCCTTTTGCGATCCCCTCGGTCAAGATCTTGTAAATAGCGTGCGTGTATTTTCCCGCGGCTCTTACACCCTCGATCTTTTCCCCGTTCTTGATCCGGACAATCTTGTCGTAATACTCGAATATGTAATTGCTATACGGCGCGCGTACTGCGCCTGCTGCCTTTTTTGCCATATTAACTAAACTCGTCGCGTAATGCTGCTAACGCTGACTTTGCCTTTTCTTCCTTTGGTGGTAAATACTCGATCAACTTGTCAATGTTGGATTGGTACGCCCTGCAATTTTTATCATAGATCCCGACGGCGGGGTTTTCTTTCGGGTAATGCTGCGACCCGTTGACAACCTCTTTTTGTAAACCCTCGGTAATCAAACTTTCTTTTGCCTGCCGGATCAATACGGCTTGGAACGCTACTTCTTCGATCTTGCGGGCAATTAACTTTTTCTTCCGGTTGTCCTTGACTCCGGAGAAGAAGCGTTGAAGCGTCTTTCGTTCTCTCTCGACTTCGTCGTCTGTTAGGATCTCGCCCGCTGCTTCACGCTTTGCACTCTCTAAAATTTTCTTTCGGCGATCCTGCGGGATCTTTTCGTATATCTCCAAAAGTTCTTTTAACTCTTTCAAAGTTTCCGGATCTTTCCCGTTGTCGCTCTTTTTGGTGGTATTTCTTGCCATTTTTGACCCCCCTATCGCGCGTGCGCACGCGTAGAGTTTTTTTTAAGGCACTCCCTCGGTTCTTTTGGTGGGTCGTTTTCGGCGACCCTCGGGGGGTATAACTCTACTAAATGCGCAATATGCTAATAAATTATTTGTGTAATATGTTTTATAAAAAATATTTTTGTTTAATAAAAATTATTTTGTTTATGCTTCAATAATGCGTCCGTTCTTGTCAAACTTATATCGTTTTGTTTTGCTTTTGTGTTCCTTGTTGTGATGATCTTCACAAAGTAATTCTAAATTATCAAACGACAAAGCGATCGACGGATCGTTTAGGTTCTCCGGTGTTATGTATTCTTTGTGATGAACAATAACCCCGACGTTTATATCTTCAAGCCTGCGTTGTCCTGCCTTAAACTCTTTCATACAACGTTCGCATTGTCCGCGGCGTAATGTGTAATATGCTTTGCGTGTCTTCTTCCACGCCTGCGAATTGTAAAAGTCTTTCGCGTATTCTTTCGCCATTACTTGCCCTTTCCTTTGCTATCGTCTATCAATCCAACGTAACGCGCGATTAGTTGTTGATAACGTCGTGAATATCTGTAAAACGTATCACGCCCGACGTATGTTTCGCCCAACCTTTCCCACGTTGTGCCGCCTATAATGTTTTCGCGGATCTTGGCGATTAGTAGTTCCCTAACCTCTCCGGTTGCTCCGCCTAACTCTATTTCCTTTTCTGCCCTCTCTATTGCTGCCCGTGTCTTGCGGTCTATTGGTGTTTCCCTGCGTTTCAACTTTCCGCGTCGGCGTTTATCGTCAAGGCGTACTAATGATCGCACTATTCTTTTTTCGTCGTCGTCCATGTAGTAACGCCCCAACTTAAACGCTCCCCCTTTGCTTTAGAATGTTTCTTCGTTGCTATCTCTGTATGTCGTTTTGATCCGGATCATTCCGTCACTATCGCGATCTATCTTGTGTGTATGCTTCCCGATCTTCACGGTTACATAATCGACGTTACCGTCGAACGTGGCGCGGATCGCACATAATACAACTTGTAGTTGTCCGTCACTCTGCGAAAAGATATTCTTCGCCCACATTCCGGCGGCTTCCATTTTGGCGCGCTTCTCGCGTTCTCTCATTGCTTCGTCGCAATCGCAATTTTGGGTTGCTAACTCTGCGTAATCTGCCGCGCTCAATCCGTCCGGTGCTTCTATCAATCGCGCTTGGTGGCAATACTTACAAAACGCCGTATGCTGCGTTAAGACTCTAACGGCGGGCGCGTTTGGCATACCCTCAACGTCGCCGCTTACGTTCTCGACTTCTTCGCCTGCTGCCGCGTTCTCAATTCCGCTTGTCTGTATTATCTCTTTGATTGTTAAAATAAATGTTTCTGCCGCAAGCGGGTTTAACTTGCCGATCTTAAAGATCGCTTTCGCGGTAACGCTTGCCGCTCCGCCTGCCGTAAATCTTACTTCCCTTTCTGCGTCGGTCGTTCCTTTTCGATCCTCTCGCATATTGTGAATGATTGTTCTTGTGTCGCTATCTGAAAAGCCTAATAAATTTATAATTCGCTTTTCCCAAAAGTCCGATAGCGGTAACGCCTTTTGTGTTGTTTCGCCTGCTGCAATCGCCGCGATTTCCTCTTTGTTTGTTGTGATCGTTAACATTGTGTTTGTCCTTTCCCGCCTTTGGCGTCTATGTGATTTTTACATTTATCGCAAGGCGCGAAGTCAACGTTTATTCCCTCGCACCCCTCGCGCGTTCTGAAAGCGTGTTCGCAATTAACAAGGTTGAAGCCGTCCGCGGGCGATAAATACCAACGGATCGTTTCGCGCGCTTCTTCTGCTGAATAGCAAACCGCCGTTCTTGCGCCCTCTGCTTTAAGGGCTTCTAAAAATTCCTTTTGCGCTTTTGTTGTCTTGTTCTTCCCGTACTTCATTTCGATATACAACGAATTGAAGCCACGACGCGCAACGGGTAAACAAATATCCGGCACGCCGCTTTTTAATCCGGCAGCCTTTAAGATCTGCCCGCCGCCCTGCGATCGCTTGCCCTCATTTGGGACGTGATAAAGTAATCGCAATTCGGGGATAATATCTTCGACGGATCGTGCCCAATTAAAAACCTTTATTTGTTCCGTCGTTTCCCCTGCTTTCATGTTCTGCAATCTCATGTTTGCTTTTTCTCCCTCTGTCTTTTTTCAATCCCGCACCATGCGGGCATATATATAAAAGCCGCCGTTTAGATCGTTGATATATACTTTTGCGTCAACAAATCGGGCGTTTTTATATTTCTTCTTCAACTCGCTTTCAATCTGCGCATGATCGAAAGCCATTTTGCGGACGCTTGCTTTTCCGAATTTGCTATAAGATCTTGTGACGGTTGGTTTTTTAAGTCCCTTTGAAGTCTTCCAACGTCTTTTATGCTTCGGGCGTTCTTCGCCTTTAATGTCTTTCGTGATGTATTTCACAAGTCCGGTTATGTGCGTGTCGGGATCGGGTGCAAGTCTTTTTGTTTCTGTTCGGTCGCCGTGATCCCATAAACTTTCTATTTCGTCACGATCGGTATTTCCGTCGAATATCATGTGATGATGAACGCGAACGCCTTTTTGTTCGTCGTTGCTCCACTCTGTCACATAGATATATTTCAAATTTGGTTTGCCTTGCTTCTTTCTCCTGCGATTAACTCGCCTTATGAAATTTCCGAAGATCCTTTCGGCGTCCTCTATGCTTTCCGGTTCTTCTCCGGCTCTATATGTGAAAGTCCCCCACAAATCGCCCTTGCCAAAATTCGCGCTTGCTAATTGGTTCAAATAACGCTTTGCCCTTTTGTCGTTAAGGTTCTTTTGTGCGGGTCTGCTTTCTCTCTTTCTATTCGTGCGGGGCATATCGTGTTTGACGTTGAAAGTTGGGTATATATCAATTTCAATTTGGTTTCCCGCTTCCGTCGTTGTTGTTCTGTATGCGATCCCGCTATTATTTCTTTTTTCGATCCTCTGCGCTTCTGCTTCTTCTAACGCTTCGATCTGTTTGTTATATGCTTCCTCATAATCGTAATTGTCATAATGTTTTTTACTTCTCACATTACCCCGCCTTTATCTGTCATATTACGCAATATATATTATCTATCTTCTACCCTTTACATATTACATAATATATATATTTATACTGTCACATATTACACAATATATATTTATATAAAACATATTATGTAATATTTACGAATACTTAATACCTATTACAAGGTCGTCTTAACTATGTTTCCTTTATATAGGAAGAAACACAAATTACGTTTCCGGATCTGCTGCCGCTTCGGGCTTGTCCTGCTGCCCCTGCTGCCGCTTCCGTATAACGTCCATTTTGGCGCGTTGCTGCTGCATTGCGTCACTAAATACTTTTCCGAAATCTGCGCCCGTGTCGGCGTCCTGCGGCGCGTCTGCGGCGTCTTCCTTATTAAAGGTCGGAAACTCGCGCCCGCCGTTTAGAATATCCGCCGCCCACATAATGCCGCTAATTGCTTTTATCTTCATTGATCCGCCCCGCTGCCTGCTATGCTTCCGGTATTTCCTCGAATAGTTCTTCGTATTTGTCCGGCGCATATTTCATAAGAAGTTCTTTTGCTTCGTCTTCGTCGATCGCTTCGCCCTTTTTCGTATAATCTTCTTCGTGGGTCAATAACCAATTACCCTTTTTCGATCTCCATAAAGTGCAAATATGATTATGCCCGACGTCGTTATTTCCATAGATCGCTTTTATGATCGCGCTTGATGTTCTATACCATTTCTTAACGTCTGCTACTTCTTCCATGTTGTCGGTTTCGTATTTCAAACCGTTTATAATAAATTTCATTCCCATATTGCCGCCCCTTTCTTATTCATTCATTAAAACGTCGTCAATATATGCGCTATATTCTCTTTCACGGCTCACGATCTCTTTTGAATACTCCGACTCGGTCACGCCCTGCGCCCATAATTCGGACGCCCTGCCCGCTCCCATGTTATAAGCCATTAAAACTTTATGGACTTCGTCTTCGCCGTAAGTATTAAAAAGATCCCGCAATATAGAAACGCCCGCGCCGATATTGTCTTCGGTATCGTAAAGATCCGTAAACCCACGCTTTGCCATTTCTTCAACGTTACAATCGTTTATTTGCATATATCCGGTATCGCCCGTTTGTGATCTTGCGGTACGCGTAAATTCGCTTTCGTGTCCTATAACCGCCATTACAAACGAATAACTTATGTTATTTTCTGTCGCGATCTCAAAAACGATTTTTTGTTCTTCTTCGGGCATATCCACGGGAAGCAATACGAAGACCGGATCTTTTACCGTATAGGTAAATTCTTCCGTATTATTGGTATTTTCTTCCGTACTTCCTGCGGTTGCTGCGTCCTGCTGCACGTCGTCCGGTTCTTCTTCCGCCGCTTCCGCTTCTTCGATCGGCTCAAAGATCGTTTCGGTTTGTTCTCCGGCGTAAGCGTCTTTAATCGCCCCTTTAATAAGAAGTGTTGCAAAGTTTAACAAGAAGACAAGAACAACGATAACAACGGGAAAGAAACCAACCGCGGCGGTTCTTTTCCCGTAATATCTCTTTTTCTTCTTTTTATCCCTCATACGGTAAGTCATAATCTTTTATTACTCCTTTCCCGATCTCCCTAAACTTCGCTTTCATTTCGTCCGGTAAGCGATTATATGTTTCGTCGTAATATATGATCGCTTGTAAATGCTGCGTTGTCGCTTCCTGCCCTTTCTTTAATTGTCCCCGCAACGTTTCGTTGTATTTCATAAGTGACAACGTGTTTTGTTCTAATTCTTCAAGCCTTGCAATGCACCCCGCCAACATTTCGCCCGCGATCTCCTGCGCGCGCCGTTCTGCGTCGTACTCGGTGTATATCTTGGGTTTTTCTTCCTTATACATTGCGTTTTTCCCGCCTTTCTGCTAAAATATAGCCGTGGTTTATTTGAAAGCCCGACGTTTTGGTTTCCCGCCTTGCGTCGGGCTTTTTATTTATGCTTGTATTTCGTCAAAGTCTAATATCTGCAATTCTGTTATTCTTCTTCTTTCGTCTTCGTAGATCTCCGCGGTTGTATCGTCTGCGGTATCGTATGCAAGGTCGATCAAGGCTTTTTCTTGGTTCTTTGTGATCTTTCCGGCTTTCTTCATTGCCTTAATACTTGCGATCGCATAACCGCAAGCGTAATCAATCGCCCTTTGGTCGTTCTGCTTTGCGATAATCTCAACAAGACGTAACCCCTTTTTGAAGTTCCTTAAATTAAACAATGATTTATACATATTCTTTCAATCTCCCTTGTGGTTTATTTGTGGTTTATTCTTCTAACGATTTCAAATACGCTTCGTGTGCTGCTGCCCGCTCCGCGTTGTATGTTTGGATCGCTGCCGCTTCTTCTTCGTTGTCCGGTAAATAATCGGATCTTGGAACGGTCGGGAACAATAAATTTTTATCGTCTATATAACAATCTGCGTTGATCTTTCTTGTATCTCCGCCGTAAAGTTTTATCATTTCCGGCAAGTTCTCGTTTATCGCGTCGAAGTAAAGCCCGTTTTGTTGGCAAAACACAACCGCGACTTTAAGATCTTGTCCGGTTCTGCAAGTGTAAAAAATGATCCTTGCGCCCTCTGCCTTTTCTTTTATTAAGAAATCAATTAACGGTTTATTTGGTGTCCCCACTTCCGGAAACGGCGCACCCTGCGACAATGTACCGTCGAAATCAACGGCGTAAATCTTATTTCCTGCCATATCCGGCATATATCCCCGCCCCCTTTCGCGTTCTGTCTTTGATCGGATCGGTCATAATACCAATTTGAAGCGCGGGCAATTTCTTAATTGCGTTTCGTAAGTCCGCTTCGTTCTTTATTCCAATCTTTAACAACTCCGCTTCAAGACGGCTTCTTTGATCTGCTGCAATCATTCGCCCCCGCCTTTCTCCGCCTGCTGCCTTTTGGCGGCTTCTTCTAACGCTTCCGCTTTGTTGCTTTCCTTGTAGATCTCTATATTTGATAAGATCCCTTTACGCGCCATTGCTGCGGTTTGTATTGCTTCAACGGCAAGGTTTAACGCGGTATTGTAAATATTTGTATATACTTCGCGTTTTGCTTCCGGAGAAGCGTTATTCTTTGTAAGATCCCAAAGCCTGCCCGAAAGATATTCAACGTTTATCATTTCTTCGTGTGCTTCTTCGATTTCTTCGCGAAGTACGGCGTAACTTTCATGATCTGAATGATTAAGGTTAAATCTTTCGATCGCTGCTTCTAACTCCATATCCGCAAGCCTTGTTATTTCTGCCTTTACTACGTCCGCCATTTTATAACCGCCTTTCCTTAAATGTATTCCGTGAAGCCGTGTTCTTTGCACATACTCCGGAAGTCGTTTAATAATTTGTTTCTATAATCGTTTGTTTCTTCTGCCGTATAGCCTGCGTCAAATAAGGATCGCTTTATCAAATACCAATTCGCGCCGATCTGTGCTTCTAAATAGTCTTTGAAAAAGGCTTTACGCTCAAAAATCAACATTCCGTCTATTTCTATAAACTCCCTTTTAACTTTTTTCTTTCTTCTCATTTGTTCCAACCGTCCCCCGCCGTTGCTCCGTCGATATAAATGTCGTAATAGGTCTTTTGGTTAAGATCCCCGATTGAATATTCCGGCGTAAGATCCGGACGATACGGCGGGATCAATCCCAATTCTTTATATTCTTTATGTGAAACTTCGTGAGTTACTTTGAAGCGTTTTACTTCGCAATCCTCGAACGCCGCCCACTCTCTGTTATTCTTCATAAGACTATCAAGGTAAGCGCACGCCATAACGCCGGAATTGTCGCGGTTGTTGTCCTGCGGGACGTTTATATCAATGATCCTTACGGTTGGAATACCGCCGTAAAGGATATTAAGAAAGTCTTTAACGGTCATTTGCTGCCCCTTTCTGCCTTAATAGACAAATACTTCGATTGTTTTATGCTGCGCGTCCTTGTTGATCTCATTTACGCCGATATGTTTTACTTCTCTATCGCGTAACTTTAAGATCTTTTCTTCTTCCGATCTTGCGATCTTGATAACTACGCCCTTAAATAATTCTTTGTGATCCGTTCTTGTTTCTTCATAGATAGCAATAACGGCAGCGGGCGAAAGTGTCGGTAATAATACGTTTAATGTGTACGGTGTCTTTGTCATGCTTCCCCGCCTGCCTTTCTTTCCTGCGTGATGATGTATTCTAACAATGTTTCTTTTGAAAGTTGCGATCCGTTTAATACCCCTAATTCATACGCGATATGTTCAAGATCTGTTTTTGTTTCGCCTGCTAAAAAGTGATAGCGTTCTACTTCTTCCGGCGTCTTGCATACTTCCGGAAATGGTAAAGGGCGGAAGTCTTCGTCTTCTTTTGTGACTTCTTTGCCTGCTGCTTTCCACGGGTGGCAATCGTCAAAGTGTACGCAATCGTCGCAAGGGTCGGCGTCTTCGTCGTCTTCTCCTGCTGCCTTGTCAAGTATTGTTTTCTTAATTGTCTTTGCAAGTTCTGACGCGTGGATCTCGATATTTGCGTTCATAACGACCGGATCTTCGGTTGCGTCCGGTTCTTTCTCTCCGGTTATAACTTCGCGAATATACTTATAAGGCACTTCGTTTTTGACTCCGTTTAATAAAAACTTCGCCGTCTGCGCGTTCTCTGCTGCCTGCTGCAACATTTGGTATAATTCCCCGACTTTTATTTCTGTCGTTGCTTCGGGGTTAAATGCGTCCATAAGTCCCATTGTTTACAACCTCACTTTCTTTCGGTTCGATCATTTGCCCGAATATATCTATAAGCACTTGTCTAACAATCGCGTTTCCTGCTTGTGCGTATAACGCCGTTTGGCTATTGATTGCCGCCGCTTTGTCGTAATCTTCGTCGCTAAAGTCCATTAGTCGCCACGCTTCGCGGGGTGTTATACGTCTTATTTCTTCTTTATCCTCGTTCATGTCATTTACCTCTAAAAAACAAATCTCGTTTGCTCCTGCTAATATGGTTGGCGATAAATCGCCGTCGCCCTGCACTCTGCCGCGTCGTGTTTTAGATGTCGGGAAAGATAAGTCCGCTCCCCCCCCTACTTTCCAAAAGATCACGCCCGGTTTTGTTGCTTGCTTTATCATTAGACCTTTTAACATTGTCTTTTCTTCCTTTTACTATGATGTACGGTTGCTTGCCCCCCCGCTGCAAGTGTTGATAGTTGGGGAACAATAGTTTTGATCGTAAACCCTGCCGACGCTTGGGTTATCCCACGCCGAAATGCCTTTTAATATGTTTCCGATCTGCTTAACTTCTTTACTCTTTGCCATTTGTCGCCGTCCTTTCGGTTGTTTGTCTTTTCTTTACGACTACCGCGTCCCATTCGTGGCGGTCAAGCGACCCTATGCCCCCCCTCTAACGGTATTTGATACCGTCTTGTTTTTGATCTGTTCGTATTTTCTTTCGCTTATTAACTGTTCCGTCTGTTCGCTTGTGTAATAAAATTTGTCTTCGACTTCGTCTTCCATGTAGTCGCCCATACATTTATCAAGGTCGTAAGGTTCGGGGAATGAATATTCGTAATTGCCTAATATTGAAACCATGTAAGCGCGCTTTCTTGCTTGCGCGACTCCGTGATCTGCTGCATTTATAATTTGCGCAAAGTTTGAATAGCCTTTGCTTTTCAAGAAGTCTTGCCAAATCTCGAAATTCTTTTCGTTTTTCTTTCCCATTACTTGCGGTACATTTTCCATTAGTAATACTTGCGGTAATGTTTCGCACTCGTTCAACAACCTTTCAACTTCCCATAACATAGATGATCTTGTGTTGCTTCCTTTGTCCATACCGCGCATTTTTCCGGCGACGCTCAAATCTTGGCACGGGAAAGAATACGTTAAAATATATGTGTTTTTATCCGGATCGACGATATTTAAGTCGCTTCCGTGTACGTTCTGAATGTTTACAAGGTTCTTTGTTGCTTTGATGTTGTTATATGTGTCCCGCTGCCATTGTTCCGGCTTCTTTGCTATCTGCTGCCGCGTCATTGGTTTTTTACTGTCTGCCGAAATTCCTTTTGTAAATAGAAATTCGATAATTTCTTCGCGCGTCTTGCCTGCGCTATAATCTGTTGTGTCGTTCTCTTTGTGGATCGCTTTGTAACTCGCGTTCGCCTGCGTCCACCATTCGCAAGTCAACCAACTTTCAAAGTCTGCGCCCATATCTCGCAACGCCATAGCCTGCGACCCTATGCCCGCGAAAAGTTCAATCAAGCGAATGTGATTTCTTATTTGATAATTCATTGTTGCTTTTCCCGCCTTTCTATTGTTCCGCTTAATATATTAAGCATTTACGCCCGAAAAAAGTTCGTTTATATTCACGTCAAGGGCTTTTGCAATGCGAAACAATGTTTTTGTTGTTGTTGTGTCTGTCCTGCCCGTTTCAAGCCCGTTTATAATGGAACGTGAAACGCCGCTAATCTTTGCTAATTCTTCTTGTGTGATCCGTCTTTCTTCTCTAATCTGTTTTCCGACGTATTCCATATTGTTTTATCTCCTTTCCGGCGTGTTTGCCTTGCTTATGTTTAATATATTAAGCGTGTGTGTTTAATATGTCAAGCACTATTTTTATTATTGTTTAATTTCTTAATCTAATGTATAATATATTAAACGTGTGAATACTAATAAGAAAGGCGGGTACGGTATGAAATTAGGCGAAATAATAAAAAGTTACCGTGTAGACCACGGGTTAAGTCTTCGGGACTTTGCAAAACAATCCGGCGTAAGTAATTCGTATTTGTCCATGCTTGAAACCGGACGGCAGCCGTCAAGCGGTCGCCCCGTTGTCCCCACATTAACAAAATTAAATCAGATTGCGGCGGCTATGAATATGCGCGTTGATGATCTTGTCGCGGCGGTTGATGATATGCCCGTCGCAATAAACGATCCGGTCGCGCCTGCTGCCGCTTTTTCTTTGTCGGATCTCGAAGAACAAATTATTATTCGGTTTCGGGCATTGCCGGACGGCGAAAAGAATATGATTTTACGGTCACTTGGTCTTGAAGAAAAAAGGGCGGGCGAAGCGTCCGGACAAAACGCGGGGTAAGCGGTTTTGTTGTTGATAATATTGTTTACTTAAACGAAAGGAATAAACCACAATGAAAAAGGCGGGAAGCGATAACCGGATCACGGCTTTATATGTCCGTGTTTCAACGGGTTATCAAATAGATAAAGACTCTTTACCATTTCAAAAGAAAGAATTAAAAAATTATTGTGTTCACGTCCTGCATTTATCGCCGGACGAATTAGAAATCTACGAAGACGCGGGAAAGTCCGGAAAGAATACCGACCGCCCCGCGTTTCAAAGAATGATGAAAAAGGTTAAAGCCGGAAGCGTTGCGCGGGTTGTTGTTTATAAGATTGACCGAATAAGTCGTAACCTTGTCGATTTCTCTTTGATGTACGACACATTCAAAGACAACCGGACGACGTTTATATCTCTTAACGAACAATTCGACACGTCAAGCGCGATCGGCGAAGCCGTCTTAAAAATTATCCTTGTATTTGCTGAATTAGAAAGAAAACTTACAAGCGAACGTGTAACGGGCGTTATGATCGGACGCGCACAAGAAAAGAAATGGAACGGCGCGCGCGTTCCTTACGGTTGGGCGTGGGACGAAAAGGAAGAAAAACCGATCCACCACCCCGAAGAAGCCGACGTCGTGCGTTATATGTACGAATTATACGACAAATCACATTCGACAAGTGTTGTTCGTGATTATCTGAATAATAATTCGATCCCAACGAAGCGCGGCGGATATTGGACGACAAAAACCGTCGGCGATATATTGCACAATCCTATAAACCGCGGCGATTATAGATATAATTATCGCCATAGCGCACGCGGGAAGAAGAAACCGGAAGAAGAAGTCGTATATATTAAAGACGTGTTCCCGCCGCTTGTATCGGGCGAATTATTCGACCGTGTAGAAAAGCAAATGTCCGCGAATTATACCGCCCGTAATTTGAACGGGTTAAGCCATAAAAGGAAATATGCGCACGTTTTCGCGGGTCTTTTGGTCTGCTGCGATTGTGGGGCGTTCTTTCAATGCGTGGGCGCGGATAAAACCCGCCTAAACGGTTTTAAGCCGTCATATTACCGTTGTTATACAAGAACGCAAAAGCGGGCGTGCAACGCTCCAAATACAAGCGATATTGTTGTCGGTGCGTTCGTGTTTAACTTTGTATCAAATCTTATTGCGGTTTCAAAAGATCGCCGGAAGATCTGCGCCGCCGGAATTGAAGAAGTCGAAAGACGGTTACTTCGTGGCGATCCGTTCAAGGATATAAAACAACTTGACGCCGGATCACTTCGGCAAATCTTCGACGCCCTGCGCGGGGTTTCCCGCTCCGCTTCTTCTTATATCCCCGCCCCGCTGCCGCAAAGCAAAGAAAAGGGCGCGTCTATTGCTGCGAAGCGTAAAGAAATTGACAAGATCGCGCGGGCAATGGAACGACTTAAAAAGGCGTATTTATTCGACGACGACGCAATGGACGAACGGGAATATTTGACGACAAGATCCCAACTTGAAGAAGATCTTACGCGATTAAAGAATGAAATAGCCGACGACGAAGAAGCCGCCTTTAATGATGTTTCGGAATTGTCTTTCGTACAATCTGCAAGCGAATTTCTTTTGTCGTATAAGATCCAATCCGGCGAAGAAATAATATATAATGATTTCGCCCCGATCGTAGGCAATGAAACTTTGAAAGCCTTTGTAAATACCATTATTGAAAAGATAGAAATTAAAAACGGTCTTGTTTCTTCGATCCTATTCAAAAACGGACTTGAAGCGCGTTTTATTTGGTGTAGTAAATAGGTTAAAGAAGTGTAGTAAAAGGGAACAAGAAACGGTATAAAATGGAATATAAAACGGACGGTCTTATTTGCCGTCCGTTTCTTTGTTTAGATCCTCATTGATAAGATCGTTTATGTATTCGTTTACGCTTTTCTTTAATGCTGCCGCCCGTTCTTTTACAATCGCCTTTTTGCC